TTGGGGCTTCCAGAGAGATATCACTGTAAACCGTTTCTATGTACCAAAGAAGGACACTGTAGAATATACAGTATTCGTTCGTTTCGGTATCGCATGGGAAGAACTGGATGCAGTAGCATTCGCAGACACAACAACAGACTAATCTCTGTCTAGTGTTACCCTTTGATTGGGGGTAGGGATTAATTTCTCTACCCCCTTTCTACATTTATCTGGTATAATTAAAATAAATCTAAGGAGGATTTATCATGGCTGAAGAAAAAAAGACACCTACCCCAAAGCCTGTTGTTGAAGACGCAGTTGTAGAAACAGTTGTAGAAGCAGTAGCAGAAGTAGTTGAGGAAAAGGTTATCGTAGCACCAGAACCAACAAAAGACGTTCCTACATTGGGATTCAATGCAGATGGCGTAATTGGTTCAACAACCACAAATGCTGGAAAAGCAAAGGTAGAAAAGAAAGAGGTTGAAGAAGTATCAGTAACCACAAAGGTTGCAGTATTCTCAACACGCAACGTATATGCAGATGGTTTTGGAAAGATTAATGTTGGTTACAACATTATTCCAAAAAGATATGCAGACTTCTGGACAACACAAAGAGGCATTCGCCTATGTACTCCAGAAGAAGTAGCGGAGGCATTTGCCTAAATGGAGGTCTTGAGAGTTCCACCTTATCCAATTACAACTAAATGGGATGTACCAGCGGCTAACACTGCATATTCTGTTTATGTACAGGATTTGGTGGACCACTCATCCGAAACAACAACCCTCACATCAGATGCAAATAAACAAATTTCATATATTTTGCCAAGGTCAAAGGTCCAGTACGACCGTGACTTTTTGTTTCAAGTAAAGGATTCTGCAGGTGAAATCGTTGTAGATGAAAATCTAACAATCTATAGACCATATGTGAATCCAAATACTTTAGCAACAACAGCAAATGAAATTGCCGAATACAAGAAATGGGAAATCATTGCTAGGTCTATCATGGACAACTACCTTGACAAAAGTGATTTCTACAATCATAAACTTGTTATTGTTAAAGAAGGGCAGGGCGGAGACTATTTCCCAATCTGGCACAACGTCAATAAGGTCCTAAAGGTATACGAAAACAATGTTCTTATTTTTAATGGCGAAGATGTTGCCATCACTATTGCAACACAGACTCCAACAATATCATCTGGAACAGTAACCTTAACAACCGCTACTGCCCATGGATTTGAAGTTGGAGAAGTAGTAACTATCTCTACAGTTGTGCCAACAGGGTATCAAGGAAGATTTGTGGTTACAGCAGTTCCAACAACTACGTCTTTTAGTTTTGCAAACTCAACCACAGGAAATATTACCACTGCTGGAACAGTTCTTAGAACTTGGGAATACGAATACAAAACATTGCTAGACAATTCTGCTATTGCTAGAGTAGAAGCAAATGGGGTATACAACAGAAACGAATCAACTCCTCTAAGACTTCCAGCAGGTTCTGGAGACCTAGCGGTACACGCTGGACAAAGAACTGGATATGTAGCGTTTGCAGAAGGAAGCGATTTTACTTTTGTTTTAGATGCAGGATATAAAACAATTCCACCAGATGTAGAAAGGGCTGCAACTATTCTTGTTGAAGAACTAAAGTGTGGCTCAAATGACTATTACAAACGATTTGTTGCTCAATATAGCACAGACCAGTTTAATATCAAGTTTGCCCCACAATTTTTGGAAGGAACTGGAAACATGCTTGTTGATAAGATTCTTAACAACTATAAGGGCAATGTCTTCAAGCCAGCAATACTATAATGATATGCGAAACAACAGACTTTACATACCCACTACTTGCTGATGTCTATTATCCGATTGTAGATACAGGTGCTTATGGAAATACAAAAAAGACTTGGGTTCTAGATAGAACAATTTCTTGTTTCTTTAATCCAGCAGGAAGACTAACAAAAGAAGATATTAATTCTGAAAACAAGATTGAAATAGATTCATTGCTTATTGGTAGGGTTAGAAACGATTTGGCAAAGGGTTCAAATGACTCCTACTCATTTACAAACATTATTGTTACAAATGTTAGAGATAATTCTGGTCAGTCTATATACAATGAACCTGCTGGAATCAGAAAAAATAATCCCACAATTTTTGAAATAGCATCACTCAATCCAATAGTTGGACCATTTGGAAAAACAGAATACTTTAAGGTTTTGATGAGAAGGTCTGAGAATCAGGCGGCTGACCTATGATAGCAGTAAAATTCGATGATAGGATTTTTTATAAAGACCTTTCAAATATCCTAGGGTATTCGGAAGGATTTCTTTTAGGAGCAGAACTTGGCAAAGGAAAACTTGCACAAAGTATTGGTAGGAACGCAATCGAAATATTTAAAGATTTTGTTGACCAAAACGCCAGGGTAGATAATCAACTATATCATCACATCTATGAATGGTATCAAGTAGGTAATCCAGAAGCGAGATTATTTGACATAAACTATACAACTAGAGATGGTGGCATATCCTTTAATGGAACATTCTCACAATCAAGAAGCGTCAGTAAAAACTCTACAACTCCATTCTATAATAAGGCAGAGATTATGGAAAGAGGAATTCCAGTGACAATTAGACCAATGAACGCAAGCGTTCTTGCTTTCAACATAGATGGAGAACAGGTTTTTACTCCAAATCAAGTTACAGTAGAAAATCCAGGAGGAAGTCACGTCATGGGTTCTTTTGAAAGAATCTTTGACTTATTCTTTAAACAACACTTTAGACAATCAGTTTTAGATATGACAGGTATAACTAAATACTTAAGCAATGCAAAAGCATATAAAGATAATTTAAAGTCTGGCAAAACTGGAGGTAAAGCAAGAGGAGTAGAAGTAGGGTATAATTGGATTACGAAGGCAGGTGACTTAAGTGTCTAAAACATCAATTTTAAATACCCCAGTATTGTGGGTTAATGCATATCTTCAGGAAAAACTAGAGAGCCTAGGCTTTGAGACAATGCCATTCTTCCCATCAGTACCATCAACCCTGAACGACTTAACGGAATCTTTTCCATCAAGTGGGGTAATGGCAACATACGATAGAATGATTAGAATGCGTAGAAGTCCATTCCCACACATAAAGTGTGAGCAACTACTCTACTATTTCTATGCTACAGCAGAAAACTCAGTATTAAATATGGTTAAAATAACCGAACAGACCCTAAGACTAATGGACCGTGAAGACGAAACAGCAGAAGAATTAAATCAGTGGTGTAATGCTAAAGGTTCTATTATCGTAGAGGGAGAAACTATCGAACCTAATTTTAGATTTGTAAATTTCAAGGTATTTCAGTTGCAAGAAACCAGAGATATTGTAAACTTTGGTACAGCAAGAACCTATGCTGGAAACAAGATAATTATCTATTATGACTATATTATGCAACAGTCCTAAAAGGATGTTATACTTATATAGAGGAAACACAAGCCCATTAATTCATAAATGAAAGATGGTGAAAAAAATATGGCATATACAAGAGGAACCGCAACCAATATCGTAGTTGGTGCAGCGGCACTATTCGTAACAAAGGCTGGACAGACTATTGGAGATTCAACATCTGCAGTAGGTACACTTCCTAAGACAGTTACAGGAGAGTCTTACAAGACAACCCTGTCAGACCGCTACTCAACAGTAGTTAGAAACGTTGGATATACTAGCAATGGTATCGACTTGACATTCACTCCAACATTTGGAGACGTTCAGGTTGACCAACTTCTAGATACAGCACGTCTGTTCAAATCTGCAATGACAGTTACCCTAAGAACAAGTCTTGCAGAGGCAACTCTGGAAAACCTTCTTATGGCAATCACACAGTCAAACGCAACAGTAACACCTGCAGGAGTTCTTGGAACTTCAATTGCATCTTGGTTGGACACAGGAGTAACAACTCCTTCTAACTCAAGCGGCGTTGGAACTACAGCAACTAACGCTTCAAGTGGTTATGTAGACATTCTATCTGGTGAACTAGGCGACTACCCAGTAGAGCGTGGACTGATTGCTGTTGGTGCAAGCACTAACAACAGTGCAGATGATGAAGAGCGTGTTTACGTTGCATACCGTGCAGTATCAATTCAGAACGTAACAGTATCCGCAAAGCGTGACGCTGCAACTATGTTCGATGTCGAATTCCGTCTACTCCCTGATGCTCAGGGTGCATACGGTAAGATTATTGACCGCACTTACTAAAAACTAAATAATAACTGAATATCGTTGAGGCTGCCCTGGGGATTCCTGGGGCAGTTTCTTTTGCTATAATAGAGTATGCCTACAAAAATATATGACATATCCTACATCAAGACAATCTATGGTAAAAGCATAGAGGTATCTCCATTAAAGATTAAGTACATGAGAGAGTTTATGCATAAGTTTGATTCAGTAAAAACAGCACAGGATGAGGATGAAATTATACAAATCTTAACTGAATGTGCAACTATCGCAATGAAACAGTTTTATCCAGAAGTGGACACAGTAGAAAAGTTTGAGGACAATTTCGACTTAAAGACTATGTATAAGGTTGTAGAGTATGCTGGTGGAATTAAGATGGATAACGAAGAGCCAGAAGATTTGGAAGATATAGAAGAACAGCCAGAACAAGCGGAAGTTTCTTCAAAATCTGGATGGGAAGATTTAGATTTAAATAAATTAGAATCAGAAGCATTTCTTTTGGGTATCTGGAAAAATTACGAAGAACTAGAGTCTTCTATTTGTTTGGCAGAACTTATGGCTATCCTAGAACAAAAAAGAGAGATGGACTATCAAGACAAAAAGTTTACAGCATCTCTGAAGGGTATTGACCTAGACGATGCTACAGGACAAAAAGAGGAAGACCCTTGGGAAGCAATGAAAGCCAGAGTAGCGGCTAAGTCAAGCGGTATTGGAAATGGAAATCCTAACGATGTTACATCACTACAAGGAATAAAAGCACAACAAGCAGGATTTGGTATCGGACATGGACTAGATTATGAAGTCCTAAATGAATCCCAGTAATTATGCTATAATTTATCTATGACCTTATAAGGAGGACAAATGACAACAACTATTAATGAAGAGAAGAATATTACTCTTATTGATGGAACTACAGTTACCATTAGACCATTGAAAATTTCATTGCTTCGTGATTTTATGAAGAAGTTTGACGAGATTTCAAAGGTTGCAGAAGACAACGACAAGTCAATGAACTTGTTGATGGAATGTGTGCAGATTGCACTTAAGCAGTACAAGCCAGAAATTGCAACAGACCTGAAAGCACTAGAAGACCTTCTAGACCTTCCAACTGTTTACAAGATTGTGGAAGAAGCATCTGGCATTAAACTAGGAGATTCCGCCCTTGGTGGTCTACTCTAGTAACAAAAAATAACTAAAGAGGTGTTTATGGATGGCTGACGATATTCAGTCCAATATTAGAATTAATGTTGATACTGCTTCCGCAATGGACAGCATCAGATTACTTCAGAATCAAATCTCAGCCTTCCATACACAAATGTCCAAAATGGGGGCAGCCAGTGCTGCTGACTCCAGAAACTTACAACAAAATCTCGTAAATTCTATTAATGCCACAGGTGCATTTGCTGCAAATATGACTAAGGTCAGAACAACTGCAGAACAATTTTCTCTATCACTTGAAAGAAACAAACTCTCAATGGGAGAGTATTTCAGATATGCTGGTGGAGCGTCTAAATCGTTCGGAAGAATGTTTAAGGCTGAATTTGAAACAATAAACAAGGTTGCTCGTGAAAGAGTAAAAGACCTACAAAGCCAATACATTAAACTTGGACGTGACGCTAATGGTGCTATGCAAGCAATCAGAGTTAGACCACTTGTGCTTGACATGGACAATCTTGCAACAAAAACACAGATTGCTGCTCAAAGACAGCAACTTCTAAATCAACTACTTAAGCAAGGTTCTACAAACCTTCTAAACTTTGGTAAGAACACTCAGTGGGCTGGTCGCCAGTTGATGGTTGGTTTCACTATTCCACTTTCCATCATGGGTAGTGCAGCCATGAAGTCATATAAAGAAATTGAAGAAGCAGGAATCAGATTAAAGCGTGTATACGGAGACCTTGGGACCACAAACATGGAAACCGAAAAGATGGTCAAGCAGGTTCAGATGCTTGCACAAGAGTATACTAAGTATGGTGTTGCTGTTAAGGATAGTATGGAGATGGCTGCAACAGCAGCAGCAACTGGTAAAAAGGGAGCAGACCTTCTAGCACAGGTTTCATCTTCTGCAAGACTTGCTGTCCTTGGTGGTGTAGACCAACAAATGGCTCTAAAGACAACAATCTCTCTAACAGATGCTTTTGGTGTTTCTGCCAAGCAACTTTCTAAAGACATCAACTTCCTAAACGCTGTAGAAAACCAAACAGTTCTAAGCATTGAGGATATGACTGTAGCCATTCCAAAGGCTGCTCCTGTTATTCAGCAACTGGGTGGAGATGTTAAAGACCTAGCGTTCTTCCTAACAGCAATGAAGGAAGGTGGAATTAATGCATCTGAAAGTGCTAACGCACTAAAGTCTGGTTTAGCATCTTTGATTAATCCAACAAACACTGCAAGTAAAATGCTTCAGGGATTCGGCATCAACCTTCGTGGAATCGTTCAAGGTAATAAAGGTGACGTAAAGAAAACAGTTATAGACTTTGCACAAGCCCTAGATAAACTAGACCCACTAAACAGAGCAAAAGCAATAGAACAATTGTTCGGTAAGTTCCAGTTTGCTCGTATGTCAACTCTTTTCAAGAACGTAATTGAGCAGGGTAGCCAAGCATCAGAAGTATTAAAACTAGCATCTACAAGTAGCCTAGAACTATCTATGCTGGCACAAAAAGAATTAAACAAGATTCAGCAATCACCACTATACAAGTTCCAAAAGGCTATTGCTGACTTCCAAGCACAACTAGCCCCTGTTGGAGAACAGTTTATGAAGGCTCTTACTCCAATCATTAACTTTGGAACAGATGTTCTTAAAAACTTTAACAACCTTGGTGAAGGTGTAAAAGGTTTTATTGTTAAGTTTGTTGCTGTCGCTGGTGTTGTAGGTCCAGTACTTTTGATGTCCTTTGGTCTTATCGCTAACGCTGTCGCAAACGTAATTAAGGGCTTTGCCCTGATGAAGGATATCTTTAACAAAACTGGGAAGTCCTCCATGAGTCTTGGAGACCAAGTTAACTACATGACTAATGAACAGATTCAGGCAGCAGCAATTGCTTCATCGCTTGACCAAGTTCACTCAAAACTAAAACAAACATTTACATCAGAAGCAGCGGCAGTAGATGCCCTCACAGCAGCCTATCAGCGTTCTGTAGCAGCACAGAGAGCATTTGGTGTTCCTATTACACCTAGAGGACCTGTAGCCACAGGACCTGTTAGAAAATATGCTACAGGTGGATTTATTACTGGTGCTGGAACTGGCACTAGTGATTCGATACCTGCTATGCTTTCAAATGGCGAAGCAGTTATTCCAGCAAAATCTGTGTCACAAAACAGAGACCTTGTTCAGTCTCTCATTAACGACAGCATTCCTAGATTTGCTTCTGGTGGTATTATTGGGACTCCTTCAGAAACATTAATGCAACAGGTAAAAGGAACTAGTGCAGTTATCGCTTATGGAGCACATCAACCCTTCACTTCTGCTCATCAGGGTATTGCCCAAAGAGGAATGTCTATGGCAGAAGAATCTGGAATGCCATTCTTCCAGTTCACATCTAATCAGGGTAAAGCAAAGCGTTCGGTTCTAGGAGATGACCTTAAGTCTAGGATGATTTCTGAGGCTATCGGTAGAAACCCTGAATTTGCTAAAAATCCATTTGAGTTGATGGCTATCCTATCTAAGGCTGGAATTAAAAATGTAAATATTCTTCTTGGTGAAGATAGAATGAAGTCTCCAGTTTGGGAAGCAGCAGCAAAAGAATTCGGTATTACTATTACAAAGACTGGCATTCCTAGACCATTAGGTTCTACATCTGGAACTATGGCACGAGCAGCCGCTGCAAGCGGAAACTTCGGAATGCTTGAGCCACTGCTTGCATCTGGAATGTCTAAATCAACAAAGGATGAAATTTTTAAAACTCTTTTTGCTGCTGGTAAGGGTAAAAAATTTGCTTTTGGTGGTATGGTTCGTGGTCCTGGTGGTCCAAAAGATGACCTAGTTCCAGCAAATCTTTCTAATGGTGAGGCAGTTATTGATGCTGAAACAACCAGAAAAAATCCTAGAATTATTGGTGCATTATTTGCTGGCAAGAAGATTAACATTCCTGGATACGCAGAAGACAATTCTGAATTGTTTGGTTTTGAAATGCCAGATAGAATTACTCAAAAAAATGCAAAAAGAGTTAGAGAGGCTTTAGATGCCGCTAAAGCAGTTAGCGAAGATGTTCTTGGTGGACTAACTCAGTCTTTAAATAATATTACAAAGTTTACACAAAAGAATATTGATGAAGTTCTTTACTCCCCAGAGTTCGAACTTTTAAGTTCTATGACTGCTGCTAAACAGGGAAGAAGTACTGGTAGTCAGGGAATGGTTAAGGCACATGGAACCTTAACACGAGAAGTTTCGGCACAAGACGTTGCTCCATTTATGGACCCTGGACAAAATGCACTTTTAAGCCAAGCGTCTAAAATAAATGCTATGAACAACCTTACTTTTGGTATGCCAGCATCATTTAATAAAGGACAACTAACTGGGCTAGAAGGTTCAAAATTTATTAAAGAATTCCAAGATGACTTCATGTCTCAACTTGCTGCACAAGGACTAGATACTAATGACCCAGCATCCAGGGCATTCGCAAATAATGTTGCTCAACAAATGGAAAGAGCAGGAGCAAAAGTTATTGGCGACTCCGAATTTGCAGAGATTGTTTCTATAGCAATTAATCAAGAAATTGATGCGGTAGGTAAAAATGTAAATCAGGGAGTTAGAAAAGTATTTGCTGAAGCAAGAAAAACTAGTACTATGCAATACACTATTCCTGGTACACCAACAGCAAGAATGAATGTTCCAACATCTGGAAGAGGAAGGTCTGCAAATGGAATTACTACTATAGGAACAGGTGTAATGCCATACAGAAGTATTCCACTACTAGATAATGCTCATCAAAGGGCTGATATTTTTACTGCAAAAATAATTGCAGATAGATTTAAAAAAGATGGAAATGTTGCTGCAAACGCATTCTTAGATGCTCAAAAAGTTGTACTGAGCAAACCAGCAAATGACCCTGCAATGCTTTCAAGAGATGCAGGTAAAAGGAATAGCCCACACCAACAAGCACCTATTGACGGTAAGGATGATGGGGTAGCGTATAGTCAGGCTCGTACAAATGCAATAGCACAAGAAGAAGCCAAGTCTGCGACCAGACGTAATAGAAGAGTAACAAGTGGCGGTATTATCACCCCAGGAGAATCACAGGCACAGCAGGTTCAAAGAACTAGGGGGAATAGGGTAGCGTCACAGGGAGAAAGTTTCGTTCCAGGAAGCATGATTATTGTTAATCCAAAGGATGTTGTTCCTGCAGTAAATACTTCTTCATCACCAACAATTATTCCAGCAAATCAAAATTTCAAAAAATCTGTAATTCCTGCTCCATACGACACAACAAACATGAATCTTATTGAAAAACAAGGACTTAGACTAAAGTATGGTCAAGGTTTTCAAGGAAAGATGTTCGGAACATCTATGGGTCTTGGTATGGCATCTATGTTCCTTCCACCAGAATTAGGTGCTATTGCTCAGGCTGGTTCTATGGCAACTGGTGTTGCAGGTATGTTTAAGGATGCTGGACCAAAACTAGGAGAAGCACTATTCAAATTTGGAAAACCACTTCTAAGACTTGTGCCATATGTTGGTGCAGCGGTAGTGGCATTTGAAGTCTTCGATACTTTTATTGTGCCAATGGTAAAAAAGAATGCTGACGCATATAAGGCTATAACAGATACTTTATCTATTACTCAAGAAAAACTTCAGGGAATAAATAACTTCTTTGGCACAGATGTTCAACTTACTGGAATTAGAGCAATGAAAACCGCTGGTGGAACGCAATCAGCAAGACAAGCAAGCATTGCAAAACAATTTCAAGAAAGTCAAGATTTTAAAGATACTTATCAGGAATCAGCAAAAAAGATGGAAGGTCTTTCAGATAAAGAATTTAGTTCAGCAATGCAATTTATGGCTGCAGACCTATTCGGTCAGGGCTACGAGGCAGAGGCTGTTACAGCAATTGTAGACGCTATAGCACTAGAGGCTAAAAAAAGCAGAGTAAGTATTGCTCCAGAACTATTTTCATTAGACAATGAACAAACTAGAGCATTAATGAATAAAAATATTGAACAGGTTCTTAACACTGCTGGTGAAATTTTTGAACGTTACGAACCAGGTGAGTATATGAGTCCACAAGATAATGCAATGATAAAAGCCACTCAAGCCCAAGCAGCATCTTATATGAGTTCTTTGAGCGGACAGTTTGAAAGTGGAGCAATTAGTGCCGAAGATTATAACACTCAATATGAAAAATTTCTAGCCCTAAGTCAAAAAGTGCCTGACGGTATGGGACTATATACTTTACAAATGGCTTTTGCACAATTAAATAGTGAAATAGGAAACACACTATTTAAACTTGACGAACTTCAATTTGGAATTGTTTCAAAAGCAATCAATGCTGGCGTTACTCCTACAGCAGAGTCTGCAAAAGTTTTTGAATATGGAACAGACTCACAAGTAAAAGCACAAGTTGAACTATATAACGAAGCATATAAAAAACGAGTAGCACTAGATTCTAAAATAGACAAAACAAAGGCTCAGTTAAAAGCAGTTGAAAATTCTACCCAAGACATTGCAAATCTTGAAGGAAAAATTAATGATAAATACGATAAACGTATTGACCAACTTGATAAAATTAAAACGCTAAATGACCAAATTGCAAAATCACAGCAAGGACAGTTAACCTTAGCAGAAGCATTAAATAAAGGAGACATCGCTGCAGCAGCAAGAGCAGCAATAGAAATTCAAAATAATGATATTCAGGCATCTTTAGATAATCAAAAGACTGGTTTAGATGAAGCAAGAAAAGCAGAACTAAAACCCTTGGAAGATAGTAGACAAGACAATACAGCAGCAGTAGACAAATTAACTACAAAAATACAAGATTTAATTTCTAAAGGTATTACTGTTCAAAATCTTCCACCAAGAGAACTTGATAGTGTAATGACTCCAGAAGAAAGACTAAAAACACAAGGAATACCAGAATGGCTTATTCCAGTTCTTCGTTTCTTCAATCTAGGAAAGGCTCCTACAGGAGAGAGTGGCGGCGGCGGTTTAGCCTCTGGTGGACACATTACAGGTCCAGGTAGCGGAACAAGCGACAGTATTCCAGCAATGCTTTCTAATGGAGAATATGTTATTAGAGCAAATGCTGTAAAGACTATTGGTGTTGATACCCTCAATAAATTGAACCAAGCAGACAGACTAGGCTTTGCTGCTGGCGGTATTGTAGATGCTATGAAAGGTAAAAAGCCACCAAGAACAGACCAGTACCCAAACGTAGACCCTATTGACCCTAAGTCAGTAGCGGCATATAGAGAAAGAATTGCTAAACTATTTAAACCAACTCCTAGAAAAGAAGACCCTACATGGTTTGACTGGACTGGTGGAAAGCAGTCAATGCTTGCAATGCTTGACGATACTGGCAACTATCCAGGATATTATCAGTGGACAGCCCCCTATGCTGTTGGTGGTTCTTTCAATAAAACTAAAACTGGTCCATCGGCATATACATGGGCAGACAGCCCTTTCCAAAAATACAATCCATTAAATTCAATGGAGACAAACAAAAAACTATTTAGTAAACTTCCAGAAGCATTCCCAAATCCTGCTGCTAACCAAAACCCACTAGATATCATTGAGGCATACAAAAAAATGCTGGAAGGAAGAAAGAGACTAGCCGAAAATGTTTACCTTCCAGACTTAAACAAAGACACAACATTAATGACATCAAAGAATCCAATTCTTTATACTATTGCTACATATGCTAAAGCATTTTCTAATAGAGGCATTTATACAGATAGTACTGGTGGTCAGGACTTAGAAAAAGCAAGAGCACTCATAGAATTGGGAAGAACAAGTAAAATGATTCCAGGTTGGGACGGTCTCGACCCTAAAGAATTTAAAAACCTTGTAGATGCAATGCACTCTGAGTTTGGTCCACAAGTCACAAAGGGCATGATTGGCAAACTAGGTTTTGGAAAAAGATATGACAGACTTATTAATCCACCAAAGGGTCCATCTGCAAAACTAAATTATGCAGAAAATTATTTGGGTATTTCAGGAGGCATTCCAAAAGATAGTCCTATATATCAGTACGCATATAACTATATGACAAATGATTATGAAGGTGGTGAAAGAGGCAGACAAAATTGGTTTAGAGGCTCTCCGAATTCATTTGTGCTTAATCCAAAACTTGGAACATACAACAGGCTAGGAGGATATAACGGTTTTGCTAAGGGCGGTATGGTTGGCTGTCCTTGTGGTACCCCAGGATGTCCAGGCTGTTCAAAGGGTTACGCTATGGGCGGTATGGTTGGGTATGCCAATGGTGGTCTTGTAGGATACAAAGATGGTGGTAAAGTAAAGAAGTCTAGAGGATATCCTGGTGCATTTAACGTTACTTCTAGCGTAGGTCAACAACAGGCAGAAAGAAATAGACTTTACAAGCAAGGTGGCTTCCAAGGATTTGAAGCAGGAGCCAATAGTTTTATGGCAGACCTTATGGGTGGTCCTGCTGGTGAAGTACTCAAAAATGTTGGAAAATTTATAGAAGCCAATCCAGGCTTAAATCTTGCACTATCCACCTTGTCCCTACCAGTGAATTTGCTTGGTGGTGCTGTTCGTGGCTCGATGAATGCAGGTAGAGCACTTGCAAAGGGAGACTTCTTAGGTGCCGCAACATCTGGATTTAGAGGACTTGGAGATGCTTTCGCTTCAACATATGGAAACATCTTTGATAAAGAAAATGTTTACAAGTCTCAATTTGAGATGGCAGCACAAGATGTTATAAACAATGGAGAATTTGGCAGCAAGAATAATAAAGAACTTCAGGCACTAGCAAGGATTATCGGTGGTACAGGAGACCTAGCATTTGACCCTTTAAACTATGTTGGTATTGGTCTTGCATCTAAAGCAGTTAAGGCTACTTCTTTTGCTAAAAATGCTGGTAAGAGTGTAGCAAAGGCTGTAAAGCCAGTAAAGACAGTTACAAGAGATGCAATAGCACTGGCTGCCGCTAAGAAGTTTGAATTACAAACAAAAAATATTCCTCCATTAATTAACCCTGGAAAGGGTACTAGAGCATCGCTTGAAGCAGCAGAACGCATGGCTTCAAAGATGAACCTTGGTAAAAACATGAAGGTTGATATTAAGACAGCCATTACTGATGATGAAATGGCTGAAATGTTTGACATAGAGTCGCAGTTTGAAGTTCCAGAATATTTGTATGCAGGACTGCAAGGTAGTTTTAGAAACACAAAGGCTCCTGGAACTCAGGGTATGGCAGGTAATGTTAGTGGAGTAATCTATAATAAAGATGGCGTTCTTAGTGCAGAAGACATTCACATAAGACTAGAAGAGGCTTATAGAGGTAAGGGCATTGCTCAAAAGTTTACAACTCAGTACATGGCACTATTGAAAAATATGGGAGTAAAAAGTGTAGGCATAGACGCAGCCCTATCAGATGGTGGTTATGCTTGGGCTAGGGCTAATTTCAAGTTTAATGCAAGACCAAAGAATCTTATCGAAAGAATGGAAGTCATGGACCCATTTATCTACAATCCAAAATTTGATGAACTTTTAGAAAGACTTAAAACAGCAGACATTAAAGATTTGCCTATGCCAAAAGAGATACTAGGCTTGAAAACAGATTGGAGAAAGTCTCTTTCAGAAGAACGACTTCATTCATTTTTGACTGGAGATAGTCGCTATCCAAGTTATGGTGCAGACCCTTATGCTGTTATGCGTCTAGCAAATGATATTAATCCTAATGCTAAATCTTTAGGAGAACTTATTATGAGAGGTTCTAGGTGGACTGGCAGTAAGCAAATTGGTGGTAACTCAGTACTAAAACAGTTCTTTGACAACAGTGTTGGCATGGGCAAAAGTGTGTTTAATAAATTTAAAGAATCTCGAAACATGTTCCAAAGGAGAGTGTTCGATGGCGTTGCAAATGGCATGGGTTATAGAATAAAAGGAAAAGATTTCGCTTTTCAGGGATTTGAGCAAGACTTTTCTGAATTATCTGATTTACTAGATATAAATGTTGTTCAATTAGCCAATAAGTCAGACCTAGAAGTTCCCAAAGGATTTGTTGGGGCATCAGCACCAACACCAGTAGCATTACTAGAAGCAGCATTAAAAATAAAACCTGGAAACAAAAAGTTGCAGTCTATGCTAGACAATTTTAAAGAAATGAAAATCGGTAAAAAAGAACTAAGAATGGTAGACAATATTGCTGCATCAATATCAATTGATAGTAATATGAAAGCCCTCAATTTAGAGAATACAGATGGATTTGCCATGATGCTATCTTCATTGGCTGGAAATAGACGTGCTAAAAATATAATTAACAAAAAAACTAATGTCTTGCAAAAGATTATGAATGATAGAGCATCTTCAGCAAAACAAAAAGAAATGGATGAATTGGCAGAACATCAAAAACAATTTGGTGGCTATGGGGATATGGCAGACCCAAGCACTATTCCAATGATACACACGTCAAAATACCCTATTGTTCGTGATAAAGATGGAAACATTAATCTGTATCCACTTGGACAGTTTAATCCAAAATATGCAAGAGCGTCCGTGCACTTTACAGAAGAAGCCCCAGTCCAGTCACATTTGTCTGGAACCTGGGATTCTTCAGAAACTAAAGTTGTTTCTCCTTTATCTTCAATGATAAGTGACAATGGATTACCAGCAAATCTATACCCATTGGATAGTTGGTGGATGAGAAATCCTGGACAATCAGTAAAACTTTCTAATGCTAGTGTTATTAGACCTTTTAAAGACTACAAAGCATACACCGAAGAACTTGTATCTAGGGGATTAATTGAGCCAGGAAAGATGGCACCAGTTATTATGACTGACCCAAAAACAAAAGATGTTTTATATGCGATTAAACCAGAATATAGTTTTGTAGATAGAGTACAAATACAAAAAGCATTAGAGGCACCATACCCTAGATATAAGTCAGATAGAATTAAAGGAAAAGAGGCTGAACTTTTAGACGGATTGGCTTTAGACCTTGCTAAAAAACAGTTAGGAATTAATACTCAAAAATCAACTATTGGAGAGCACCAACTATACCCAGATTCCAGACACAAGCAACTTCTTGCAACAGCACAAAGCCTTGGAGTTGGTGCAGATAGATATCACACAGGAAAGTCTGTACAGAGATTGGAAAGTCCTTTTGGTCTTAAAGATAATTATGGAGAAATGAGTTCTAGAACTAAGTTTTCAGACTTTATGGAGTCGTTGAGAATGTCTATAATTAAGGGACATTTTAAAACATCAACTTCTTTAGATGGACCTTTTTCTGATATACATTTTAGACCAAAAACAGCAGAAGAGTTAGCAGACCTTCCAGAATTTGCTAATGGTGGTATGGTTCGTAGATATGCTAATGGAGGATTAGTTCGTGGAATGATGTCTATTCCAGAACCAGCACCTAAACAGTTTGCTAATGGTGGAATGGTTAGAGCCGCTATGGGAGGAATGCTTATAAATGGAAAGTTCCTTCCTGGCTTTGCTATGGGTGGTATGGTTCCAGCCAAGTTTGCTATGGGTGGATATGCTATGGGAACAGACACAGTCCCTGCTATGCTTACCCCAGGAGAATTCGTAATTAAGAAGTCAGCGGTAGACAGAATTGGACCATCTGCTCTTAATAAGATTAATGGATATGCAGAAGGTGGACTAGTTGGCGGTATGTCAACAACATCTTCAGATTCAGTGTATAATAATAATACATACGAAATAAATGTCAATGTAAGTTCTAACTCAAATCCAGACCAGATAGCAAATGCTGTAATGACTAAGATTAGACAGATTGACAATAAGCGAGTAAGAGGAAGTGCGTTTTAATGGCTAGTGCAAACTATATGGCAGGTAGAAAGACCTATGCTAGACCACAGGCGTTGTTGTTCTCTGAAAACCCTGGAACTATTGTAGATGGCAAATATGTCCCAGATGGAAATGAAACTTCTACATCTGGTAGCACCAACGAAGACTTTATTATCCTATCTGACCACAACAGAGGTTCCCTAGATTTTGGTGTTCAAAGAATTGAGAATCGTCAAAGAACAGTTAATGGTCGTATGCGTTCATATTGGATAGCAGACAAAAGAACTCTTACTGTGTCTTGGACAATGCTTCCGTCTAGAGCATATAGTTTAGAGCCAAACTTTAACTCTTCCACAGGATTGCCAACAGGCATTGGAACAGAATATACTGTAGATGGTGGTGCTGGTGGTGCAGAACTGCTAGATTGGTATCAAAACCACTACGGAACATTTTATGTATTTGTTGCTTACGATAAACTTGATGTAAATAACGGAGACACAGCATATGCAAAATTGGGTCAATACGGAGAAGTACTAGAAATGTATATTACAGATTTTTCTTGGAATGTTCAAAAACGTGGTGGAACTAACTTTGATATGTGGGATGTGTCTATCTCACTGGAAGAGGCATAATGTATTCCAACGAAGCCCTTACAAAGCATCTACAAGAGTCAAATGCTATTGAGACAAAAAGCAAGATAATTGCTGAATGGAATCTAAACATCTTTGAAAACATTAAGGCTATTGGCAATTACAAGAATAGACCTATAGCGTCTAATACAGCAAATACTGCTTCAAATTCTTGGGTTGTAGAGGATGAGAACACTCCAGAAGCAAATAGAACTTGGTATGGCTTTACAGATTATGACACAGTAATAGATGGTGGTTTTACAGAGGATGTTGGTGGAACTGAAACACCAGTAACATTTCAGTCTTCTAATGAAAGACAAAAGTCACTAATGTCTCTAGAGGATTGCTTTAAGAAATTTAGACCACGCTCAGGAATCAACAAACTAAGAGCAAGGGATAATGGTAGATACATTCTGCCAGTATATTCAAATACTATTTTTGCTAGACCAAGATACTATCCAGCAGGTAAAGATGACAACTTTAAGTATTGGTCATCATTTAGAACTGTTGACAATGATACTTTTGGTCTTTCAAAAACAGGAGACCCATACCTGATTCAAGATGCTGCCCCTTTCGTGGTATATAAAAATAGCATTCCAACAAATAAGATTGTAATAAAGATTCAAACAAACACAAGTAAGATAGATAATGGAAGTTTGATTGACCAAAACTCTCCAACAAATAAAGACCCATTTTTTATTGGCTCTACACCAAACTATAAGTCCACACCTTTGAGATGGAAGATTCAAAAACTAGACTCTCAAAATGAGTGGACTGACCTTATGGAAGAAATTACAGAAGACCAGTTTACATCAGAGTCTGGTTGGGACGGATATTTTCAACTATCTTATGGTCTAACAAATAACGAAGTGCTCACAACATATAAAGATAACTTTTTACTTGTTGGAACATTGTCTTCTTTGTATGGACTGCCGAATGTTGTGGGAGAAGAGTTTGCTGGACAAGCATACCTAGTTAAATCATCAGAGACGGACATTGGTGTAATCTATATTCATAATGGTGGAACAAGTTCTACAACTTTAGATAACTATACTTCTGCAATTGTTCCAACATATGGCTGGTATAAAAGCGAAGAGTCTATATCAAATGCTCAAACGTTTGTGACAGAACTAGACAAGACAACAGCACCTTCTTATGAAAATCCAACAAAGATATACAGAGAGTTTGAATACATAAATGGTCTTCGTATTGTTGTTAATAGAATGATAAACCAAAGAACAGCATTTGACCTGATTGAACTTTCTCCAAGATTGGCAGTAGACTTAACAGATATTACAACTGGTTTTTCTGTTAAAAAATATGCTTCAGATTTGGGAGTAAGTTCTTTGCCAGTAGGTCAACTACTTGTATCTACTGGAAGTCTGTCCGTAATTGACCACAAGCAAGTCTTTAACCTAAACAATAAAGAAAGCATAGTTAACTCATATATAGCAGACGAATTTCAGTTTAGTTTTGTCAATAAGAATCTTCAATTAAAGTTCTACGAAGTTGTGTCCAGGGTACAGCAGGATGACGATACATACAAAGATTACTACATACCATTAAAGACAATGTATGCAGATGGTTTCCCAGACTACGATGATTCAAATCGTAATATGAATATGAACCTTAGAGACTTTGCTTTCTATCTAGAGTCACAGATAGCACCAGAGATATTTCTGACAAATGCATCAACTAGTTATATTATTGCCACATTGCTAGATTCAATCGGATTTTCGAACTACGATTTCAAAAGGTTAACTGATGAGCAAGATACGGTTATTCCAAACTTTTTTATCTCGCCTAACAAAACCATAATGCAGGTATTACAGGAACTAGCAATTGCTACACAAACCACAATGTTCTTTGATGAAATGAATAATCTTATTGTTATGAGTAAAAGATACTTAGTTCCAGATAGCACAGAGCAAAGAGACTATAATATCATGCTTTATGGTTCAGACGTTCTTGTTGAGAATGCAGAGTCCTTGCCAAACAAAAAGGTAGCAAATAAAAAAGCAAACATTCTAAACATATCTTCACAGTCAAATGATATCTATAATGATGGAAAGATTACTTATTATAATCGATACATACAGAAAAGGTCAAATGAAAGAAATAAAGAGATTTATTTAGATAAGAATAAATTCTTGTCTTACGAACAGCAGGTTTTATGGTCGATAAATGATAGGCAAGAGAACAAGACTCAAACAAAGAATGAAGAGAATGAAAGCGTTTCTGGGTATACTTTAACTGCAATGGCATTGGCTTCAGGACTTACAAACCAAATCCCAAAGGTAGTTAATCAAGAAATAATTAACAATGAAATGGATTTTGGAGACAACGTTTATTGGTACGCAAGACCAAGTGGGTATCTTTACGCAAACGGTGAAATTATTAAATATGACGCTGTTCAGTACATGGCTGGAAACCAAAAGGTTTGGGTTACTAACGAAAACGATTACGCAAAGTATTACTCTCAAGTATCTTTAGGTCAAAGAATGTATCCAACTGGAGTTCTTCGTATTTATGCAGAACCAAAGTACGATGCTGATGGTCTTTTTGTAGAAAACACAATTTTAAAGCATGGTCGTGGACAGTTTGGAACAACTATAGTAAAACATTCTGCTACAGAGAAAGAACTTGATAGCGAATGGAAAACCATTAAAACGCCTTTGGTCACGGACTCTCAGTATTTATTTAAACAAACCACATCTGCAACATCTACTAAGTATGTACAAGATAATAAGTCAGATTTGGCAAAGGCTAAAATGAAGCCACCAACAACAACTATCAAGAATTTTTTGGGTATGCCAAAATACAACACAAAGACTAAGCAGTATGAATACCGTGAGTCGTTGCAAGCCTCTGCCCTGATTCTATCTGGTCCAAACTTTTCTGTAAAAGCAAATAACGGTCCATCAATAAATTATGTAAAAAAAGACTTGGGCAAGTCTATTCCATACGATATTTTTGGAGCAAGAATAAGACTACTGGGAACTAGACAAGAAACAGAGATGGAAAATGTTCAAAAACTTGCAGGAAGTTATCCACTATACACTTCAAAAAATTTACAGTCTCCAATAAACGGTGAATCTGGAGGTATTGGAATCTTGACTAATGAAAACGGAGAAGGATATTACTATGAGATAGTTGCACTAAACTATGTAGATTCTAAAAAAGACGATGGCTCTAATGATTTTGTTGCAGCAGATTCTATAAATGTTGACACAGTTATTTTTTATAGAATGAATCTTGTTGGCGGTATCTTGAAACCAACTGTTCTTTGGTCAGGCTTTGAAAACATTCTTGTAGATTCTGGTAAATTTGCAGCAAAAGTAAAAGGCTTAAAAGATTCTGTCGAAGACTCGGTATATGATATAGCATTAAAAGTAAATAAGGTAAACGACAAAGATTGGAGAATTTCTATTTATTTTAATGGATTCATTATTGGGTCTGTTCAAGACACCAGTCCAGTAACAAGTAAGATTTCTCAAAGCATATCTTTGTTTACAAGAGGCTCCTCTCAGGTAATGTTTAATGATGTTTATGCTATAAAGACGATGAACAAAAAACCAGCCGCAATAGAGGTTTCTGCATCATCAGAAATTTTTGACGGAAATAAAACATCTAACCTAAGTTATAGCAAGTATTCTTTAAGCACTCTGGTTACAACAGGATTCTTGTCAAGTTTGTCTCCTTCTAAAGTTTCAGAAAATAGCATTTACTATGAAGAGTTTGGAACAGTAATGAGAGAGTGTGCATATCTTAATGTTAAATTTGACAAGGTGTATCCAGCATTGCGTTCCAAGATTGCTCCACAAGTATCTCAAATTGCAGCATATCATATTGCTGGATATAGTAGCACCCCATACCGTGCAGAATTTTTAGTATTCAATACAACAGATTTTGCACTTGGTCTTGGAGATGGAGAAGACTATTCAACAATCTTGAATATTGTTGGAATTGGGTATACAGAAGAGGTTGCTAGAGAATTGACGGTAGATGGATTCTATAATAATCGTAGCGATTTTTCTACAAATAGCGACTATAGTTCTCAAACATACAAGAATAGATATACAGAGATTAAGAATAGCAGACTTAGTTATGGAAACAAAGCATTCACTATTGATTCGCCATATATCCAAAGTGAGGAAACTGCAACAGAATTAATGGAATATATTATTAACAAAGTTTCTAGACCTAGAAAGGCAGTTGCTGTTCAGACATTTGGAATGCCAATCATTCAACTAGGAGACTTAGTTAAGTTTTCATATGATACTAACTTAGTATTGCCAAATACCGTTACTGATAATAACTTTGTTGTTTATGGTATTGAGCAAGATGTGTCAGAGACTGGACCATCAACAATTTTATATTTAAGTGAGGTGTCATAATGCCAGAAAGATATCCACCAATGCCTACTCCACTACCACCAGGAGCACCAGTAAACCCTTTTCCACAACAAAAAATTGCCAATGATGCGTGGTCAAAGAGTTGGGCTGCTAGGGGGAAGTGGGCAAAAGCAAATCCAAAATTGTCTGGATATATTGCACCAAAGCCAATAATTCCACCAATTGACCCAGGTATAGAAACAGACGATGTAAAAACAGGAACTAACGCAAACTTCACAGGCTTATTCTTTTCATCGTTACCAAACTACTCTATCAAAGAAGCCCTTAGTTTAAGAAGTTTGACTGGTAATGAAATTCTGATGGTTGCCCATAGGGAAAACTTTTATACCACTAATGAAGTTCTAAATAGCAATATTCTAGACATTGTAGAGTCTAGAAACTTTTACTCTCCAACAGAAATTATTAAACTTCAAGCACCAGACTACTCTTACTTGTTTCAAAATAACCTTGCTGCTTATGCTGTTTCCCTTACAAGTTCTATAGTAACAGTGAGCATTCCAAGTGCTGGACTTAACCAGTCTTCCAAGATTCAGGTAGAAACCTTTGCACCTAGAGAGATTAAAAATGATACAATATATTAGGAGATTATTATGATTACAAACACTGGAAAAGAAATTATTGGCAAGTACCTGGTTGGTCAGACAGACTCCTATGCCTCATACTTGGCTATTGGTTGTGGAGAAAAGCCACTTCTATCCTCAGATTCTTTTGGAAACTATGCAACAAAAACCTCTCTAGCCTTTGAAACGCTAAGAGTTCCAATCATATCAAAGAGTTTAATTACTGATTCTGGTTCCACCAGGGTAGTTCTAACAGCAGAATTACCAACAGAAGAAAGGTATGAAATAACAGAAGTAGGAGTATATCCATCTCAAAACAATCCAATTCCAACTGGACTAGATAGCCAAGCATTAATTCTTTTTGACGGAGCAGAACTTTGGGAAGCACACACAGCAACCATTGACCCTGTTCCTTTAGAACTAGGAACTATTGCAGATGAGCAAAATGACATCACCATAAGCGATAAAATATTTTACACCAATTCCAACAACTCATTGTTCGAGAAGACAAACTATCCAGATAGAGTGGAAAGATACGAAAGACCAAGATTTTTAGACAGAACAATTTTTGTTAGGGGAGACTCTTCAGTTCTAGCGGTAAGTGGCTCAAACCTTTCCGTTACATCAGGAGACCACATTCATCTAGCAACAGGTCCAGTAGACCTTGCTAAAAACTCTACAGAAGACGAACTTAGACTTGCGTTTTCAGTAATTAACAAAAATGGAACAGAGATTGGGGATACCGCAGATGTTCCAAGCAATGTAAAGATTCTGATTCAGTTTGCATCTACAGATGGGGCAAGCCCAGAGTATGCAAGTTTTGTTGTAAACTTAACAAATGGAGCATATCTTAATACACTAGGAACGCAAACACCAACTGGAACAACAAACATATCATTTACAACTGGAACTAGTCACAATATTTCTGTTGGCAATCAGGTCACTATTTCTGACGTAGCACCTTCTGCATATAACGGAACTTGGACAGCACAGTCTGGAACTACAGGCTCAACTTTGGTATTAAATATAGGAAATAATCCTGGTGCAATTACCGTTGCTGGTAAAGTAAGAAATGAAAATAAATATGATTTTACAAACAATAGATATGTAGTAGTCAATAAGGCATTAAAGAATCTGTATACAACAGGTAGTTTTTCTTGGGACACTGTTTCTACCATTAAGGTTTATGCTTGTGTAAATGATGGTAGTACTGGAACTGGAAACTTTTATGTTGCCCTAGATGCACTTAAACTAGAAAACATTTCATCTTTTAACAACGTTTATGGTCTTACAGCCTATACAGTTATGAAAACCTCAGACTCTTTGCCAATTGTAAAATCAGACAATACATCAAGTTTTATAGAATTTAGTTATTTGGTGGATGTTCTCTAATGGCTGAGAATACTGTTGTTGGCAGTTTTAATATCTTCGATAATTCAGTTGCAGTTATCAAAAACAGTTCATCTTCCCTAGACTATTTATTTAGATATAGATTAATAACAGATGAAGGCGAAGCCCTTAGCGAATGGTCAAGAGTCAATCAGATTACACAGCAAAGCATTTCTGGCATAATGAATGGGTTTGTTTCTTCAGTATCTGTAAGTTCTGTAGAGTCTGGTGGTACTGGAATAAACGTTGGCTGGACTATTCCAAACAACTTTCCAACAAGCAAGTTTGACATATACTTTAGTTGGTCCTATGACAATGGAGTTTCTTTTACAGATTTTGAATATGTAGACACGGTTACCTCAAATAACTACTATATAGACATTCCAGTAGTATCTTCAGTAAAGGCAGGTCTTGTCAAGGTTGCTGTCCAGGTACCAACAAACATAAAAATTATTAACACAAATGCCTTATTGATTCAGTCTAGTGCTAAATCTACACTTCCAATTTTAGACCCAGGAACCATTGTTTAGTGGTATAATTAAGTTATGACACTACAAAAGCCAAGTTCAAATACACTAATCGACCAGACATTCTTGGGGCAGATTGTTGACGAGATAAACATTCTTAGCGATAATTTCTCAAATGCTGCATCCCCAATATTCGATACAAATACTAAGAAATCAGCCCTGACCTATTTTGGAGGATTCTCTTTTGCAACAACTCAACTAGAAGTAACTCAAACATTAGCAGCAGGAAACACCTTGAATGAATATACTACAAATTTTGCTTTTGGAAAAGACTTTCTTGCCCCACCACTAGTTTTTGTCACAATTCAGTCAGACGCTATAACAGGTTCTGGAAGAGGTGTAGCGGCAACACTTCTAAATGGTGTCACTGTTAGCGGAGTCACAACTGGCGGAGGAACTGTTTCTGTTGTGCTAGGGAATCCTCAAACAAAAACAACCGTCAAGTATCGTATAAACATTATGGCAATCGGTATCCCACAGATATAATCATGGCTGCTCAAACTATGGAAGAGTATAACTCTTCACCTGTAATTCCAGGGAATAAAAAGGTCTGGTATCTTAACGGAGACCTTGTTCGTGTATACCATATGAATAACTCTAATGGCATAATGTCTGTTTATAACATTATAAAAGACCAGATTGAAAGTTGTTTAGTTAGTGATTTTAAGAAAACTAGAGAACGAGCATATACCGTAGGAGAGACTGCAGCCCTTGTGAACAGGCATAAAAAATATATGCCAGCATTAATGCTAAAAGGTGTTATTCCCTTCCCTATGGGGTCGCAGAAGGGCGGAGAGAGGGGCTGGCAGGTCCGTTCTTACTATTCCGAGTCACAGGTAAGAGAAATTCGTGATATACTTGCATCCTACCACCACGGTAGACCAAGAAAAGATAAACTAATAACCAACGATGTAACACCCACAAAACAAGAGTTGACAAGACGTATGGGCGATGGTATACTGGTTTATACAAAGACAGAAGATGGCAGATTTGTGCCAATCTGGAATGAATCAATTTAATGTTCTTGAAAGGACACAGGGTATGAATAACGATGAGACTAAGGTTACAGTTGGGCTAGGCTATACGCTCAATCTGGGTAACTTCCAATCACTTCGCATTGACCTATCGGTATCAGATAGTAAGCGTAATGGAGAGAATACAGCAGATGCTTTTGAACGTGTATATGCGTTTGTTGAACAGAAACTATCTGAAAAGGTCAAGGAATCTTTAGAAGAGGCTGACAATAAGTAATGGCTGACCGCAAAGACCGTATGGCTTTGCTTAGTCGCTACAGTAAATTGCATACTGCGAGATACCAAGAAAAGCCATCTTTAAATTTGAATGTAGAGCAGTGGGCAGCAGATGCCTTGATTGCTTCCTATGGAATGCCAGAGTGCTATGACCTACTAGAATATTACTTTGATGTATCCGATAATCCCAGTTGGAAGTATTTTGCCAACTATGCAGACAACATTGTTTACAAGCGTAAGCAACTAGAACAAGACAACAAAGAGCGAGCAGAACGTAGGCTCAAGGCGAAGGAATGGCTAAATGAATAACACTGAATCAAAACTAATCTCTGCTGTATTGGCAGACAAACAAGTTCACGTTTTGTTACAAGCAAACGTAGACAACATCTTAAGAACCCACAATGACATCTGGACTTTCATCCGCAACTATTCTGAAACTAATGGAACAGTTCCACCAGTATCTCTGGTTGTAGATAAGTTTCGGGACTTCTCTCCAGTCGATGGTGTTGGTGCTACCAAGTATCACCTAGAAGAACTACAGGCTGAGTTCCTGAATGATAGTCTAAAGGATGTTCTTAGGACTACTGCTTCAGATGTTCAGGCAGGTCAGGGCACCAAGGCACTAGAAGACCTTATCCAGAAGACATCAGAACTAAAGAAGAACACAGCAGTTATTCGTGACATTGATGCTACTGATATTGATTCTGCTGTTGCATACTTTGAGAATCTTGCTAGACAAAATGAACTAGGCTCTATTGGTATCAAGACTGGTTTGCCAGGATTTGACAACTATCTTCCTGCTGGTATTACTCCAGGTCAGTTAGGCGTGTTCCTTGCTTATCCAGGAATTGGTAAGTCTTGGTTTGCTCTTTACATGGCGGTACAGGCATGGAAGCAAGGTAAGTCACCGCTAATCATCTCACTTGAAATGTCAGAGACAGAAGTTCGTAACCGTGTGTTTGCCATCATGGGTGAGGGTCTTTGGTCACATCGTAAACTGAGCAATGGTCAGGTAGAGATTGATGACCTTAAGCGTTGGCACTCTAAGGAACTTGCTGGTAAACCAGAGTTCCATATTATTTCTAATGACAATGGTGGAGAAGTAACTCCGTCAGTTATTCGTGGTAAAATTGACCAGTACAAGCCTGACCTAGTTATCGTGGACTATTTACAGTTGATGTCTCCAAACCAGAAGTCTGACAATGAGACTGTTCGCATGAAGAACCTTTCTCGTGAACTAAAATTGATGGCTATCTCTGAAGAAATGCCTATTATCTCTATCTCATCTGCTACACCAGACGATGTTACCAAGTTGGACACAGTCCCTACCTTGGGTCAGACCGCTTGGTCTCGCCAGATTGCCTACGATGCTGACTGGGTTTTGGCTCTGGGTCGTGCTACAAACTCCGACATTCTAGAGTGTGTATTCCGTAAGAACCGTAATGGTTTTATGGGTGAATTCTTAGTTCAGGTAGACTTTGACAAGGGTTACTATCGTTATAAGGATTTTGAAGATAACTAGTTATAATAGAGTGTGGAGAATATATATCACAGACCTATTAAGAACTTTACGTTTGACGGAATCATTAAGAATGATGCCGCAATCGGTAGACTTCGCTTAGAACTTGTGAGACTCAAGACGCTTGAGATGTGTGAATTGGGGTATGTGCAAAGGCTTGACATAGACCCACAATTTACGATAAAATATAATAACGAAAAAGACTATTACGAATTTACATTAACAGTATATGGTACATACATAGGAAAGAATAAAGCATTATGGACAAATGGAATAAACGGAACAGAAATGATTCCTACTCAAAGGAGCAAATTAAGCGAGTTATCGCAGGGTCAGGCATCACAATCGAATCAGAAGTAGATTCTGACTATATTATTTTCTGTCCTTTTCATAACAACTATCGTTCTCCTGCTGGAGAAGTAGATAAAAGTTCTGGTCTATTCTTTTGCTTTTCCTGCCATCACGTCTGTGACCTACCATCCCTAATCATGCACACCTCTGCTAGAACATATTTTGAAGCAGTTCGTTACATAAAGTCTAAAGAAACTGAAACTGACCTTTCTTATCAGATTAATCAAACACTTGTTCAGAAACCAGACTATGTTCCTTACGATGAGTTGCAGATTAAAAGATTACATCAACAGGCGGTAGATTCTTCTAGAGCAACTAGGTATTACAGTGGCAGACTTATTACTGATGCTTCTGTTAAAAAGTTTCAGTTGGGATATTCTGAAAAACAAGACATGGTAACTATCCCTGTTCACTCACCAGACGGAATTCCTGTCGGATTTGTTGGTCGCTCTGTCGAGGGCAAGGAGTTTAAGAATACTCCAGGACTACCAAAAGCAAAAACTTTATTCAACCTACATCGTGTTAAGACTGCTGGAAAAGTCTATGTAGTTGAATCATCATTTGATGCTATTCGCTTAGACCAATGCGGTTTTTCAGCGGTAGCAACATTGGGTGCAAATGTATCCAATTTTCAAACAGACCTGCTCATTAAGTATTTCAATAATGTTATTGTTATTGCAGATAATGATGAGGCTGGCGGTAATATGAAAGATAAGATTATTGAACGTCTTGGCTCTCGTGTTACTGTTATTAAAATAGATAAACAATATAAGGATATTGGCGATATGCCAGACGAAGCAATAAAAAATATTGACGAATCGTTTGACAAAACTATTGCCAGTATGCTACAATAGAAAACCACAGAAAAATAAGGAGAAATAATGAGTATCATTCGTGGGCTAAAAGAAATCAACGCTATTGTTGATAAGCCAAAATATGAAAGCACAGGAGAGAAAGTTCGCTGGGTTAAACTAGCGGATGGACAATCAGCAAAGATTCGTTTTGTCGAGGAACTTGACACGGATTCAGCAAACTACGATGCAGACAGAGGTCTTGCAATTGTAGTAAAGGAACACACTAATCCAAAGGATTACAAGCGTAAGGCTCTGGACACTACGGACACTGAGGGTCGTGACTGGGCAGAAGAGATGCACCGTAAAGACCCAAAGGCAGGTTGGAAGGCTCGTCTACGCTTCTACTGCAACGTCATTATTGACGATGGAACTGAGCCTCCGTATGTGGCTGTATGGTCACAAGGTATCAGCAAGCAGTCAGCATTCAACACACTTCGTGAGTATGCATTAGAGACTGGTTCAATCTCAAACCTTGAGTGGAAGATTAAGCGTAACGGTCAGGGAACTGAAACTAGTTACACACTTCTTCCAACAAAGCCAGACACAGAGCCATTTGACTGGTCAGGCGTTAGCCCATTCAACCTTGATAAGGTTGTAAGACATGTTCCTTATGCGGAACAGGAAGCCTTTTACCTAGGTTTCGATGCACCATCAGTTACATCTAGCAACCAAGACTGGTAGCAAATAATCGTGGTGGGGGTAGACGATTCGCTCTCTACGCCCACTGCCCTAAACTTTAAGGATTTATTATATGAGTTATGCTGGACTGCACGTTCACACTCACTACTCGCTATTTGATGGCATAGCAACACCACAAGAATATGTGGACAGAGCAATCGAAATTGGAATGCCAGCCATCGCAATTACAGACCATGGTTCTTTATCAGGACACCGTGAAATGTATCGTGTCGCTATTGAAAAGGGTATCAAACCAATTCTTGGTGTCGAAGGATACATTGCACAAGACCGCTTTGACCAGAGAGACAAAGAAGAGCGTGAAGATACGCCACTAAACCCTATCTACAATCACTTAATTATTCTTGCAAAGAATGAAAAGGGTCTTGAGAACCTTAACAAACTAAATGAGATTGCTTGGACTGAGGGTTTCTATAAGAAGCCTCGCATGGACTGGGAATCTTTAGAGAAGTATAAAGAAGGTCTTATCATAACTTCAGGATGTCTGTCTGGCTTTGTGGCTAAGGCTATCGAAGCGGATGACCTTGCTGCTGCTAAGGAGCATTTGGAATGGGCTAAGAAAACTTTTGGAGATGACTATTACATCGAAGTTATGCCACACAATCCACCAGAGATTAACAAGACTATTCTTGCTCTTGCAGATGAGTTTGGTATCAAACCTATCGTTACTCCTGACTGCCACCACTCTGGTCCAGAACAGCGTGAGATTCAGGAACTTAAACTAATCCTAAACACTTACTCAAACAAGGTGCAAAAAGATGCTACTTTTGCTGGTACTCAGGATTACGACAACCTTATGGACAAGTTGGATTACCTTTACGGTGCTGACCGCCAGATTACTTTTAGGGATTACGAAATTCACCTGCTCTCTGATGAAGAGATGCACAGGTCTATGGAAGCCCAGGGTATTACTCGTCAGGACATGTACGATAACACTATTGAGATTATGAATAAGGTTGAAGACTACAACATTAAAGACCACCTAGACTTGCTACCAGCACAGTATCAGAATCCAGACCAAGAACTTTATGAACTTGCCATGGAAGGACTTACTGCTCGTGGTGTAGGTGCTGACCCTGCATATCATGTTAGGGCTGAAGAAGAACTTCAAATCATCAAGGACAAAAACTTTGCTCCTTACTTCCTAGTTGTTCGTAACATGATTAACTGGGCTAAGAAAGAGGGCATCATGGTTGGTCCAGGTCGTGGTTCTTCTGCTGGTTCTTTAGTTTGTTATGCATTGGGCATTACTGACATTGACCCTATTGAGCATGGTCTTTTGTTCTTCCGTTTTATTAATCCAGAACGCAATGACTTTCCAGATATCGATACAGATATCCAAGATTCGAGACGTGAAGATGTCAAAGATTATCTAGTTAGACAGTATAGACACGTTGCCTCTATCGCCACATTCCTTGAGTTCAAGGGTAAGGGTATGATTAGAGATATTGCTCGTGTGCTAAACATTCCACTACCAGATGTGAACAAGGTTCTTAAACTAGTTGATGACTGGGATGACTACTTGAGGTCTAAGTCTACACAAGAGTTCCGTGAAAAGTATCCAGAGATTGAACTCTATGGTGAACAACTTCGTGGTCGTATTCGTGGTACTGGTATTCACGCTGCTGGTGTAGTTACTGCTAAAGAACCTATCTTTAAGTATGCACCGTTGGAGACTAGAACAACTCCAGGTAGCAAGGAACGTATTCCAGTAGTAGCAGTAGATATGGAAGAAGCAGAACGTATTGGTCTGATTAAGATTGATGCTCTAGGTCTAAAGACCCTATCTGTTATTCAGGACACGCTTGCTATTATCAAAGAGCGTTCTGGGAACGATGTTGACCTGTACAAACTTAACATGGAAGATGCAAATGTTTATCGTATGCTTTCCGATGGTTTTACCAAGGGTGTGTTCCAATGTGAAGCCACGCCATACACAAATCTTCTAGTAAAGATGGGCATCAAGAACTTTAGTGAGTTGGCTGCTTCTAACGCCTTGGTTCGTCCAGGTGCTATGAACACAATCGGTAAAGACTATGTTGCTCGTAAGCATGGTAGACAAAACATTGATTACAAGCACCAAGTACTAAAGGCATTTACACAAGAGACCTACGGATGTATTCTGTATCAGGAACAAGTTATGCTTGCCTGTGTGGAACTTGGCGGTATGACAATGGCTGAAGCGGACAAGGTTCGTAAGATTATTGGTAAGAAAAAAGATGCTAAAGAGTTCGATGTCTTTAAAGACAAGTTCGTAAAGGGTGCTTCTAGATTCTTGACACCAGTAGCCTCTGAAGAACTATGGACAGACTTCGAAGCACACGCTGGATACTCGTTTAACAAGTCTCACGCTGTGGCTTACTCAACTGTTTCTTACTGGACTGCTTGGTTGAAGTACTACTATCCAATTGAGTTTATGTACTCATTGCTCAAGAACGAAAGTGATAAGGATGCTCGTACTGAGTACCTGATTGAAGCAAAGCGTATGGGTATTCCTGTTCGTCTGCCACACATCAATGATTCGGATGTTGACTTTAAAATCGAGGGTAAGGGTATCAGATTCGGACTATCATCTATTAAGTTTATTAGTGATAACATTGCTAATAAGTATATCGCTGCTAGACCTTTTGCTTCCTACAAAGAACTAGAAGAGTTTACATTCGGTAAAGGTAACGGTGTGAACAGTCGTGCATTACAGGCTCTACGCCTTGTAGGTGCTGCTACGTTCCATGACCAACCTAGAAACGATGTAGAGGTTCGTGAAAACCTTTATGAGTACCTTAACCTGCCAGAGTTCAATACTTCTGTTCCACAACACTTTCACGCATTCATCAACGATGTCGAAGAGTACGAGGAAACAGGTGCGTATGTTCTTATGGGAATGGTAAAAAACATCAAGCGTGGCAAGGGTTGGTCGAGAGTAGAGATTCTTGACAGAACTGGTAGCACTGGTATTTTTGACGATGAAAACACTACTATTGAAGCAGGAAGAACTTATATAGTTCTAGCAAGTGATAACAGAATAGTCACAGCAGTTCCAGCAGATGAAGTTAAAGGAAACACGTCTGGACTGATAAAGATTATGAACTATCGTCAGTTGCCTTACAAAGACGAAGAACTCTTTGTTGTATCCTTTAAGCCAAGGGTAACTAAGGCAGGTAAAAAGATGGCTTCTCTAGTTTTGGCTGATGTCAATAGAGATATACATAGTGTAACAGTATTTCCAACAGCATTCTCAAAGGCTTATATGAAGATTGATGAAGGAAATGTATACAAATTCTCTTTGGGTAAGACTAAAGATGGAACCATAATTATGGAGGATGTGTTCAATGTTTGATGAAGTAGCAAAAGACCTGCACGAAACAGCAGTAGAAAAAGGTTTCTGGGGCATTGCCTACAATAATAACGACAAGGAATCCTTGGATATCTTTATGACTAAACAACTAATGATGATTGTGTCAGAGGCTGTAGAAGTTATGGAAGCAATTCGTAAATCCAAAGGTCCAGAAGAAGTGGCAGATGAGATGGCAGACATTGTTATTCGCACACTTGACCTGTATGCAGGGCTGCGTGAGTTTGAATATGTAAATGGAAGTCTTGACGATGCATTCGAAAAGAAGACTGGCTATAACAAGTCTAGACCAGAAAGACATGGGGTTCGTTTCTAATGACTACTTTAGAAGAAGCAATGGCAGCACTGGACCCACGCATTCGTAAGCGTTTGACTAACGGTGTTGGATTCAAGACTGAGTATCAGGGAACTCCTAGTTTCGGTCTTAATCGTGCACTCAATGGTGGTCTACCACTGGGCAGACAGGTTTTGATTTGGGGAAGCAAGTCTTCTGCTAAGTCCTCTCTATGCTTGCAGATGATTGCTCAGGCACAGGAAGAAGGCAAGTTGTGTGCCTGGATTGATGCAGAGATGTCTTATTCAGAAGATTGGGCTAAGAGACTTGGGGTAGATACAGATAACCTTATTGTCTCACAAGCCAGAACTATTAATGAGATGGTTGATGTAGGGACCAACCTAATGAATGCTGGAGTAGACATCATTGTTGTTGATTCAATTACGTCTCTACTACCCGCTATATATTTTGAAAAGGATACTGATGAACTTAAACAGTTGGAAAACACTAAACAGATTGGTGCGGAGTCTAGAGATTTTAGTAACGCTTGGAAGATGCTTAATTATGCCAATAATAAAGTTAAGCCAACCCTTATGGTTCTTATCTCGCAATCTCGTAACAATATTTCTGCTATGTATACTAGTCAACAGCCTTCAGGCGGTCAGGCTACTAAGTTTTATTCATCAACGATTATCAAGTTATTCTCTTCCGAATCAGACAATCAAGCAATTAAAGGCAAAATTGCAGTTGGCGATAAACTCATTGAGGAAAAGGTTGGTAGGAAGATTCGTTGGGAAGTCCAGTTCAGCAAGACATCGCCAGCATTTCAGTCTGGAGAATACGATTTTTATTTC